GCCTGGTAATACCTGGCGAGCCAGTCGTTCATTTCCGAAAAATCCAAGGATTTGATTTTCTGGAATAATGCCGCATCGATGAAGTATTTCTTTTTCGCCATGGCTATTCCTCCGAATCGATTTCCCAGTCGATTTTCTGCCCACAATTCGGGCAGTGGTCGTGTTCCTCGCTGTCTAATTCATAATTCTTGCCACATGTTGGGCATTCCCACATATCGTAGACCAGTTGTCCGTTATAATATCCATCGCCCCATCGGTTCGGCTTTACGGCTATCTGCTTATCAACTGCTTTCTGGACGACTGCCAGTGCCCTATCCTGTTCCTCTGTCATGCTATCCGTTTGGACTGCGTTGGTCACAATTTCGATTGCACGTTCCTCGGTCATTTCTTCCTTTTGCGGCTCATCCCATTCGAGTTTCTGTCCGCAGTGATAGCAGTAGTCTGCCATTCCTGTTCCTGTGAACATTCCACCACAGGTCGGGCATCTGAATACATCTGTGTATCTGATACCGTCATCCTCTACCTGCACTGGCTTCATTGGTTTCTGCTTTTCCAGTGCAATTATTGCCATATCCTTGACTTCATCCGATATGTATCCGTGTTGCTCTAAGTATTCGATTGCTTTCTGTTCTGTCATTGTTTGCACCTACCTTTTGCTCTCAAAATCTGGGCATTCTTCTCCATCTCCGTATTCTGTTTCCAATGCGAAGTTTTCTGCGTGTTCATTCATGCATTCCCACCCTGCGATTTCTCCATCCTCGAACACTGGTCTGTGATGCCAACAGTTGCCACAGACATGGTCGCTTTCGTCATATTCTCGTTTTGCCATTATCCGATTTCTCCTTCCCAGTTCCACAATCCCTGTTTTCCTTTTGCCGGAATTGGTTTGTCAAATAATACCGGGTCTGCCATTACCCACGCATATCTTCCGATGGTATAATCTCCGAATGCTAATTCTGCAGGATTCTCTCTCTGCAGCTTTCTTCGGTAGGCTTCGTCTATCTGGAAACAATCCACGAGGTTTGCTTTCCCGATGATTGCTCCTGTCGGTAATTTGTTTACCACTCCTGCGTTCTGGAAGTGTTTCAATTCTTCCATCGGGATATGCAGCAGGATTCCACTGTGGTCTGTTTTGGCTGCGTGGATGAGGATTTCTCCACGGTAGTTTGTTCTCCATGACCGTGTTTCGTTATGTTTCTGCCCGGTCGCCAGTAGTGTCGCCCATGGCTGCCATACTGTTATTGCTTTCATCGCTCTGCTCCCTCCATTCTCCGAAGTTGACGCTGTATCTTTTCTTCTCTGATTCTCATGACCTCTCGTTCTGTTCCTGTGAGCACTGCCACCTGTTCCAGGCAGATACCAACGTCTGCGATTTCCTCTGCCATATTGTGGAGTGCGTGTCTTGATGTCATATTCACTGGGTTTACTCTTGCTCCCGGTGTTTCGCACTTCATCGCTCTCCAAAACTTATTCATTGCCTGCAGGAGTTCTCCCATTTCCTCGACCAGTTGATTTGACTGCGATTCGTATCCGTAGTGTTCGGCTATTTTTATGATTCTGTTGTCTGTTCCCATATTGTTCCCTATTCCTTCAGCAATGGCAGCAGGATTTCGGCTACTTCCTTGACGTAGGTCACGATGTAAACCTTGCCGCCTATCGCTTCTATCTCTCGTTTGACTTTCTTCTGGTTCTCCGATACCACTCCGAAGAATGGCCGCTTCACTTCCAGTCCGTAAAACCTGCCTTCGATGATTACGCAGACATCTGGGATTCCACTTCGTGAGTATGGTCCCTGTGCTGCTTTCCAGTAGAATGCTTTTCCTTTTGCGTTCTCATCGAGCCACTCTATGATTTTCCTCTGGTAGTAGGATTCCAGTGGGACTTTCTCCGACAGCCACTTTTGTGCCTGCCGGTCCGTCATTCCCTTGGTTGTCATGATATAATCCTTTGCTTCTCTCAAATCCTTAAACTGGGAGTAGTCCTGGTATCCTATCATCGCTACCACCTTCTTCCTCTCTCATCTATGATGGTAACTTTCCCGAGGATTCGCACATGGCATATCTCGCATATCAGCTTGATTGCTTTTCGTGCCTGGCAGACATTCTCTGGTGGTCGGTCTGCTTTTTTGATTGCTTTGGTGGCTGTTGGGTCCCAGTAGCCTTCCTTGTTCTTACCGTTCATCTTAGGTCATCTCCTGTCTAAAAATTCGCCACCACTCTGCCTGTGATGTGAAGGACACCGTCCTTCTCCATGGCATTGAAGTATCTGTTTCCCTTTGCTACCTCTGCGGCCATTTCATCGGTTAAGGTTACGACTCTCTGGTATCTTCCATCCTTTGTGGTGATGAATGCTCTTTCTTTATCCCATACCGTCTGTCCTGTTTTTTCATCTACGAGCACGCTCTTTCCGTCCTCGGTCATCTTTGGCATTGCTTCAATCTTGATTATCATGTTTCGGTTCTCCTATCTGATATATTTCGCACTCATTGCACGGTGTGTCTGGTGTCGGGCATCTTTCATCCGATATCATGCAGTGGAATGGGAGTTCTCCGTCCATCTGCTGTTTCTGCTCATCTGCCACGAGGACGATTGCTATCACTGTGAAAAATGCGAGCACGCATCCGATTCCGAACAGTACAAGGATTGCCATTCCTATCCATTTCAAAATTTCCAAAATCATCATACTGGTGTTGCCTCCTCGAATACTGGGTCTGCTCCCTCTGCCATTGTCGGCTGATCCGCAAAGGCTGCTCCCGGCTGATTTGCGTATGCTGCGAGGTTGCCTGTTACCGATTCCATGAAGTGGCTTGCCTTGGTGTCTGCTGAATGCAGTGCCCAGATGATTGGATATTTGTCGATGGCATTGTTAAGGGAGAGGGTGTCGCTTTCCGTGTATCCCATGTGCCATCTGATGGCATATCGTTCTTCCGGCTTTAACTTCATGAATTCCTCAATCATCATGACCGACTTTTCTCCGTGTCCGTATGGTACTTTGTCGTCCACTTCGAATGTTTCGTACTGCTCCCACTTGTTGTTCTTATCTTTTCTCCACTTCATTACCACCGTGTAGAAGTTGGTCTTGCAGATATCGTGGAGCAGTGCCATGATTACCATGCTTTCCTCGGTGATGGTCGCCACGTTCTTGCCTGCTACCATGTAACTGTATGTACCGTCATCATTCTTTCTAAGGCTTTCTCTGAATGCATCGAGCACGTTGAGTGAGTGCTGTAAAAGTCCACCTGCCACCGATAAGTGGAAGCGGGTGCTTGCAGGTGCTGTGTACATATCGCTCTTTCTGATGTATCCCATCAGCTTGTTTGCTCCCTCTCTGTTTACCTTTGCCATCTCGGCTTCGAATCTATCAATGTTTGCCTGTCTGTCCATGTTTGCTCTCCTATTCCTTTTTCTTGCCTGCCAGTAGGCTGCATACCTCGGCAGATATGATTGTGTGCTGCTCCTGCTCCCATTCCGGGTGCTTTGACCACGTTCCATCTTCGTTTTGGAATTCCTTGGTCAGTTCGTTGTAAATTCTTGGTGGCGGGTAGGGTTCTTCCCAGTTCTCTGCAGTCACGTAAAGGCAGCAGTATTTCTGCCAGTACGGTATCCACAAATTCCAGAGCCTTATCCTCATTTCCTCTACGCAGGAGAGGAACTTTTCCACATCGTATTCCTTGTAGAGTGCCTGCGATATGTGTTTCATGATGCCACCGGGTTCTGTTTCTTTGGTGATTGCTTTATTGATTTCCTCTATCAGCTTTTCGCCCTCATCGTCCATCCGAATGACGAGGTCTTTCTGCGACCTTGCTACAAGGATCCGCTCTGCCAGTTCCTTGATGGAGTGCAGCAGTGTTTCGTATGGCTTTTTGTATTTGGTCTTTAGCATCTCAAGTGAGACGTTTTCCCGGTTCTTCTTTAGCTGTTCCACCTTGGCTTTTAATTCTTCGATTTCATCCATGTCTGCCTCCTCTCCGAATGAACACCTTTTCCCAGTGAACACCTAGCAAAATCCGAAGGTGTTCACTAAAAATCTTGTGAAAGCCTTGATTTTACTGGGTTTTTTCTTCGACTGAACACCTAACCCCTATTTTTTGCATATACACCTTGTTTTTTTAGCAAATCTTGTGACTGGGTTGTCACAAGTCACAGAATTTCACACGATGGTATATATTTTTGTTAAATAGGTGTTATAGGTGTTAAATAGGTATATAAAGCCTTGATTTTACTGGGTTTTTTAGTGAACACCTAACTGAACACCTAACTGAACACCTATTTTTAGAGGTTCAGTTTTTTCAAGTTTTTTATAACTTTTTGTCACAAGATTTGCTGTCACAAGATTTTTTATCTGCTCCCAATCCTGTGACTTTTTTCGCAATCCTGTGACTAATTTCAGAATGGAAGTTCGCTCTCCATTCCTTCCGGAATCTGCATGAAGCCATCTTCTGCTCCCGGCAGTGTCATCTGCTCTGCGATTTCGTCCTCGCTGTCTAATGGGTCCTGCTCTGCTGCCAGTTTGTCGAGGTAAAATTCCACAAATCTGCAGTTTCGGTTGTTGAACCATTTGACCACCTGGTATTTCTTCGTACCGTCTTTTGCTACCTGCACCCCTATGAGGTTCTGGTCTGCGAGGTACTTCATGGTCTTTCTGGCTGAGTATCCTGCTTTGGTGAGTGCCTGGTTCAGTACCGTTGGGAAGATATAAACCTTCTTGTTCATCATCATGCCGAGGCACGTTCCGAAGGCTTTCTCCCCGAAGCTGTCCTTGTTTGAGAGTATCCAGTCTACTATGAACTGGGTTGCGTTCTCGTTGACATCTCCCATTGCCGAGTTCATCTGTTCCTGCAGGATGTTCTTTGCCATCTGCTGTGCTCTTTCCCAACTTTGCGTGCTGATTTTGAGCATTTGCGTTTCATTTTGGGCGATTCCGTTATCAAATCGGGCATTTTCGTATTCATTTACGCAGTTTTCGTTATCAAAAAGCCACGTATTGATGATTGCATCTGCCAGTGCCACTGCTGCTATGCCTGCGATATGCGAGCCACTCTTGCCATCGCTGATGGTATAAACGTACTGGGTCATTTCCTCGTACTTCTCTGCTATGCTGCGTTCGTCCGTCTGGAGGAGTTTTCCGATGAATGCCGGTCCTGCCCATCCACAGTACATTGCTGACTGCTGATGCATGAGGGAGGCTTCTCTTTCATCGTCAAATGGTCCACCGTATATTTCGAGGACTCGGGTGCTGACACCTGTCTGGCTTGTTTCTGTGGAGAGTGGTTCTTCTCCTGTCGCCAGTGCCACGGTTCTCCATGTCTGGGTCGCCTGGATGCCGCCCGACTTTGCCCCTCGTATCTTTCCTGTTCCACTGGCTATCATGTAGACGATTTTCTCCAAGCCATTCTGGTTGTTGCCTGCAAGCTGTCGTTCATCGATTCCCAGTGGCAGGTCGCAGTAAAAGGATGCAGTTCGCTCCAAGCCTACCTGTGTTGCATTGAAGTTTACCATCAGTCGTTCCGGGTCGCCCCATGCCGAGAGTGCTGCCTTCAGTGCTGCTGTCTTACCACCTTTTGAGCCACCCCAGTTGTAAACGAAGAATATTCTCTGCTTTATGATCCGCAGGAGTGGTGCTGTGAAACTGGCGGCCAGTATAAATCTGAATTTATCCCTTGCCCTGTGTGGTCGCATAAGTTCGAGCCACTGTTTAAATGTTCCGCTCTGGCAGTATGCCGATGCCATTCCTCGTTGCGATGGGTCGATGTCGAGGACGATGTCCTTGTCAAATCCCGGTATAAATCGTTTCTGGGTCTGCCACCCGAACGTACTTGTGGAGTCTGCTTTCTTGATGATGTCGATATTCTCTGCTTCCAGTGCTGATAAAAATGCCACCACGTGCTTTGCGTTCTCCGATGTGACCGTGCATCCTAAGTCTGCCAGTGCTGTGATACCTCTGGCTGTGAAGATGGTGCTTCGTGGGTATATCGCCTTGTGCCATACTCCATCTCTCTTGAATGCTATCTCCATCTTTTCTTCCCCGGTTTCCATGCTCTTTAATCTCTGGGTCAGAATGATTGGTGTCCTGCATACCATGACTGGTGCATACTTTTTCTCATCTATCCTGCTGATTCCCTTTTCGGAATAAATCCACCCTTCCGGCTGTCTGAGGTTTACTGGTGCTCCCTCGACTGCTTCCGGGATGTTTTCTTCATCTATGTCTATCTGCTCTGCGTTCTGAATTGCTTTCAGAATCTTCTTGGCCGCTTCTTCCTTGCCATATTTCATGTAGACCTCGGACGGGTCCTTGCATCCGATTGACTGACAACTCCATTTGTAAACTTCCCCGATGAATTTACCGTCTTTCAGTGCTCTGGTTACTTTACGCAGGAATGTTTCCCCGCCTTTGTCCGGCTCTACGTGGATGTATAATTTCAAATCCTGCAGGCACTCTGCCCATTCTGCTCGCATCATGGATGCTCCCGGTACTCCGAGGGTTGATATCTCCATGTACCACATGGACTGGCTGTCGCTTTCTCCCTCTACCAGTGCTGCGTAGCCTGCCTGCTGAATGGATTCCAGTTTCCACATTCCATACATACAGAGGTCTTTGCCTGCTCCGTATTTCCATCTGAATTGTTTCCTGCCATACCTCTTTCGGTATGTGGCTTCGGTACGATCCGCTCTGAAATACGGAATGTATATGTACTGGACTCCACTTCTGTCCTTCTTTGTCTGCAGGCAGCATTGGTCTTTGAGCCATTCTTCCGGCAGTCGCTTCTCGAACGCATACTGTTGGACGGTGTATGATTCCAGTTCATCCTTCGGCTTTGGTTTTTCCTCTGGCTTGCTTTCCACTCCATACCGTTCCAGTATCTGCTTATAGGCTTCCTTTGTATCCAGTCCGTTCAGTTCTGCGTAGAATGTTACGAAGTTGCCACCCCTGTCCTCTGCATGGCATTTCCACTGTCCTGTCCTTAAGTCAACCGAGAATGAGTTGTTTCGGTCGTCATGGAATGGGCATAAACCTGTGAGGTTGTCGCCTGTGATTTTGTGCTTTTTAATTGCAGAGCAGTATTCAGTTTTATAGTCTACTAAGCGGTCAAGTTCGACCTCTGCTGCCTGCATATTATCTCTCCAATCTATCTTCCATGATTCTCTGTACGTCCGCTTTTGTGAGGTACTGCACGTTTCCCTTTATGCGGAGGACTTCGGTCATGTACTTAATCTCTGCCTGCATTCCCTCGCTGACGACTCCGTCCACGATTACTACGTGAAATGCTACGCACTGTTCCATGAGTCGTTTTCCTGCTTCCATTCCGAAGTATCGCTCTCTTGGATTGTTGTCATCCACAAATCGTGGGAAGTAAAGGTGTGGTGCGATTGGTATTGCCCCGCCCTCTACGACTTCCTGGCATACCCACTTTGCTACTTCGATGTTCTTTGCCAGTTCTTCTCTTGAGTCTGCTCTGTATCGTGAGCATATATAAATCATTGGCATAAGTGCCGGATTTCTATTCGTGATGTCGTTTGCAATACACTGCCCTGCGTACTCCCATGGTGAGAAGATGTCATCTCTGAATATGGTGTCGTATAATGGCTCATTGCCTGCGATGTCTGCCACCTCATCCATCTGGATGTATTTCTTGGATGGCTGCTTTGAATTTTCTCTAAAATGTAAAAATGTTTCTTTGTCGATGCGTTCCCCTACCTGTAGGCATTCCTTTGCAGGTGTGGTGTGCCAGTCTGCGAACAATGGTTTCATTGTGCTACCTCCTGTTTCTTATGTGGTGGGGTTTTGCTCCATGCACTGGCAGGAGTCGAACCTGTCAGTTCGAGGACTCGAACCTCTCTGCACCCCACTGGATGGCCGCCACCCATTACTGATTAGTTAAAATGGCAGGTTGCCCTGCTGTCCTTCCGGCACTTCCATAAATTCTCCACCGTCCACTGGTGCCGCACCTGTGTTGTAGTCGGATTCATCCACTACTGGGATATTTCTTGTGGTAGCTTTGATTGTGGCCGCCATTGCCTTGGCTTCCTCTTTCTGCTCTGGTGTCAATGCACTAACAAATGCGAAGGCTGCTCTGGAGTATGTAATTCCGTCCGTGGACTTCTCTTTTTTGAGTGTAATCTTGGTTACGCAATCCCAACATCTCATGCCCTTAAGGAGCACCTTCTTGCCGATGTAATCTCTCAAATACTTGAGGGATGTCGGTGGTAATGCAAGGATGAGTGGCACTGGGTTGCCTTCCTGCAGGATGTAACATCTGTGGATGTTCTTGCAGGCTTTTCCTGCTCCGTCACTTCCGAACTGGTTGTGTGGGCAGGTAGCACAGTTGTGGATTTCTCCTGTTTCTCTGTCTACTCCCTGCTTACCATCATAAGAGGAGCAGTCCGGCTGTTCGTTGCCGCCACTGTACTTTTCTTCCCAGTATGCGTTTACCGGGTGATGGTCTAAGATAACCCCGACCAGTTCCTGCGAGGTTACCGGGTTATCCTCATCTTCTCCCGGAAGTTCAAAGGCTAAGCCGCCCCCGGACGGAATCTTTACTCTCTCAAATGGGATACTTCCCAGTCCGTCCATTTCTTCCTCGATTGCTTCCTTCAGTGCTCCCGAGATTGTTACTAACTCGAATTTCTTGTCTGCTACTGCTACTTCGTTTTTGCCTGCCATGGTCTTATTCCTCCTCTGCATTTTCTTCTACGGTTTCTGCTTCCTCGAAACCATCGCCCTGCTGATCCGCTTCATCTTCCCCTAAGTATTCCTCTATCGGTGTCGGTTTCTCTCCGTAGTAGAGGTCGTTTAAGATTCGCTGTGACTGTGCTGCCAGTTTGATTGCTTCGACTGCAATCTCTGCGGCCGAGTTGTAAAGGCTGCCGACTACATTCAAAATGTCGCCCTCGCCACTTGGCAGGAGTTTCAGCATCGTCTGCATATCTCCGTTTGCCATTTTTACTTTCTGTCCGAGTGCCGAGTATCCTTCTGCTGCGATACCGTATCCCTCATGTTTGTTTCTTACCTGCTCCGGGTGATTGTATTCCATCATCTGACCCAGTGCGAATTTGATGATTGTCTGCACGTTGTCCTTCAGACTGCGGTCGCTCTCCAATGTGGTGTCGAGTACCATCTGCTCATAATCTTTACCCATGGTTTAGTCCTCCTTTTTCTTTCCTGCTTTATTGGTTTCCTTACGCTTCATAATGTCGTAGGTGTCGTAGTGGCTGATTACCTTTTCCAAATCCTCGGAGAGTTCTCCGTTTTCCTCTGCGTAGTTCTTCATGGCTGACTGCAGGGAACGTGCGTTGACGGTTTCCACGATAAGGTCGCCCAGACCTTCGTCACGCAATACTCCGAATAAGGTGATACCTTCTTCTCTTTCGAGTTCTGCCAGTGCTTCCTCTGACTTCTTGCTGTAGCATACCTTTTCCTGCAGGATGTACTTGAACCCACCCCTGCTGATGCTTGGGCATTCCTCATCAATCATCATCTGACTGATTCGCTGCTTGGCTTCCTCGATTGCCTTGTTGTTTTCCTTGGTCTGCTCTGCCAGTTCATCTTTTCTGTCGAGCAGTTCCTTGTACTTGTCGATTTCCTGTAATAACTGCATTGTTGCTCCTCCTTGTTTTTATATTTCATTTCCCCACGCATCCCAACCGTCACGCTCCGTTCTTGCGAAGAGTTCCGGTTTCTCTGCTTCTGGGAATAATGACTCTATCATTTGGTAGGCACATTCCGGCTTTTGGGAGTGCCTGCGTGATGATTCCCTCATCACTGTTGTAAATGCTCCACGCTTGCTCTTATCCGGGAGGATGATGTTTCCCTTCTTGTAAAACCACAGCAGGTACTCGTGTGAGAACCGAAGTGTGTATGCGGGTGCCGGTCCGTTGACCTTATCCCATATGATTCTTGCGTGGAGGCTGTATCCGAGCATATCCATGATTTTCTCTGCATCCGGCAGGTACTTATCAATCGTCCACATGAATACGTTGTGCTTTTCGTTCATGAGGTTGCCTGTGACATATCTATGTATTTCCATGATGCCTGGCACGTCCATGGTTTCGTATGGCACGGTCATTCCTGTGGAGTTTGGTCTTGCTGCTTTCTTTCCACCTCTGCCCTGCTTCCATGGCGGGTCAGTGTAGAGGATGTCGTATTTCTTCTCTGGTTCGAATATGTTTACCTTTGCCATCTCATTGCTCTCCCCGGTATAATTTGTATTTAATGCTCGACTCCGAACGATTCATCATTTCTGCGATTTCTCGTATTAAGTATCCCTGGTGCCGCAGGTATTTCAGCCTGTCGACCTCTGTCTGTGTCCAGTTGTATTTGTGTGGTATATCTTTCTTCCTTTTTTCCTTGAACCAGTCGTACTGCATGAACAATGTGTCATCTGTTACTCTGGATACATTCCAGTCGTCTGGGTGTTCTCGCAGGTACTTGATGATGTCCTGGTGTCGGTACATGATGTATGGTCGCTTGCGTACTGCCTTGAGTCCTTTTCGCTCCCATCTTACGATTGTCCGATTCTCCACTCCGAGAATTTGTGACAGGGTGTTACGGGTCAGCATATCCGAGTTATCTCTAAGGCCGCCTATTCCTATTCGTTGCCTTTTTAGGAATACTGCGTTCGGTGTCCTTCCGAGTTTCCTTGCCACGGTGTCGAGTGGGTATTTCTCGGTCAGTTCTTCCAGTAGCACCAGTTCCTCGTTTGTCCACCGTCTGCCTGCCATTAGAAGTAGTTCCTCCACTCATCTACGATGGTCTTTGCCAAGTCCTCTTTCTTTGCCAGTGCCTTCAGTATCGTTTCGTCCACCGTTCCCTCTGTTATCAAATGGATGTAGGTGCAGGTGTTCTTCTGACCTATTCTGTGGATTCGTGCAAGGCTCTGGCTGTATGCTGCGTAGTTGAAGTTTACCGAGTAATACACGCAGGTGTCGGCTGCTGTCAGTGTGATACCGAGTCCGGCTGTATCAATCTGGGCGAGGAATACCTTCGTTTCCGGGTTCGTCTGAAAGTCCTTTACAATGTCGCCCCTGTCCTCCAGTTTGATGTCGCCATAAATCGCACCGTAGCGGATCTTCTTCTTTTCCAGTAGCTTTCCGATGATGTCTATCTCTGGTCTAAATCTCGCAAAGACTACCAGTTTCTTTCCTGCATCAATGACGTAGTCGTCTATGATATCTTCCAGTGCGTTCAGCTTTCCCTTGCTGACCAGTTCCGGCTTGTCCGAGTCATCGGCTACTAAAAATCCACCAGTAAACTGCTGCAGTCGCAGTAGCTTTGTCAGCACGGTTGTGGCTGTTATCTGGCCGCCATTCTCCAGTTCTGCGAAGCTGTCACGTTTCAGCCTGTCGTATATGCCTTTTTCCTTGGTGCTCATCGTGATGTATCTCTGGAGGAATGTCTGCTCCGGCAGGTCGAGTGCTTCCTCTTTGGTCACTCGGTATGCGATGGAGTGTTCCTTCTGGATGAGTTCGTCCAAATCTCTGTAACCTACTATCTGGTGTCTGTTAAAGCCACCCATGATTGCATACCTGTTTCGGAACTGATAGAAGTTCGTTCCGAAAATGGTCGGGTCTAAAAATCGGTACTGGCTATATAAGTCGATGGCATTGTTCTGTACTGGCGTGCCGGATAATATCAGCTTGTACCTTGCTCTGTCGCCCAGTTTGTGCATCGCTTTTGACTGCTCTGCATCGTGGGTCTTTATTCTCTGTGATTCATCGCAGATTATCATGTCTGCATCCCAGTCGTAGAGTGCTTCGAAGATGCCATCTCTCCATGTGGATTCGTAGTTGATAACTGCGACCTTCAGTGCTTTGAATGGGAAGTTGTCGAGGTCATTTAAGGCTTTGAGCCTTTTCGCCTTATCTCCCAGTAGCACCTTTACGTTCGCTTTAAAGGCTGCGAATTCATCAAATTCTTTGGGCCATACCGAGCATACAGAGGTCGGTGCTACAATCAGCACTTTCTCTATCTTTCCTGCCTGGTATGCTGCTCCGGCTGTCGCTATGGCTGTGAGCGTTTTGCCGCATCCCATTTCGAAGAGGTATCCGAAGCCTTTATGTGTTTCCTGCATTGTTGCTCCTCCTGTTTCCTGTGTTCCAAATCCTGCACCATTCGATTCCATTCCTGCATTTGTTCCCTTGTGGCACTCGGATTGATTCGTTGTGGATTATTTCTCATGGCTTTCCGGCTTCCAGTCATCATTGCGAAGTATGTATGCGTATTCCGAGGTTTTACCGTCTTTGTTCTGCAGGTACATTCCATACCCTGTTTCGCCTTCCAGTTCACGGAGTGGTGTGATGTGTGCGTCATCTTCATCGCTATAATTCTGCGACAGTTCATCCAAGTAGAGATACGCTTCTCCGTATGCTTCCGACAAGTCCTCAAACGCTCCGATGAGTGTTATCATCTGGTCTACTCCCTTGTCATCTACCCATCCACCAACGACTACTGCTCTTATTTTGTTATTCTTCATGGTTGTTTTCCTCCTGCAGTATTTCTGCTATGCCTTCCATCACGAACATTGCGTTTGGCAGTGCGATTCCGTTGCCCCACATTTTATAAACTGCCGAGTCACTACTCGGGTTCTGTAGCCACTTTCGGATTTGGTTGTCGGTCTTTTCCTTTTTGGTTTCGCCCAGTGCTTCTGCCTGTTCTCTGAATACCATTCGCTAGTAGAGGATGTCGTCCTCGGTTGGTTCTGCTATCCCCAGTTCCTGTGTCCAGTAATCTGGGAAACCTTGAAGCCTGCAACACTCCAATGGTGTCAGCCTGCGTACAATGTATTCCCATAGGCTTTCTTCCATCTCGGTCGGATAAGCTACAGCCTGTGGCGACTTATAATCTCTTTGTGCCAGGGTGTTCGCCTGTTCTTCCCATATGTAGGTGTTCTGCATCTTCATATCGTCCACGGTATAGCACGGACTGTTTGGTGTGACTACGAGGTCAGTATTGTCCTTATAATTCCTCTGTTTCAAGGTGGAGGCTTTATCCGATTCCTTGTATTCTCCGATTGCCTGCATGGCATAGCAGGACGGATGTGCCACTGCTCCGGGTCCCTTTGCTACCAATGTCTGTGCGATTTCCTCTTGTATGCTGATGTCGTACTGGGCATTCGCTCCCTGGTTAAATGCTGCCCTGTCGATTGCGTATGCGACTCCGTGACGATCCGCTGCTGTCAGTGTGTATGCAGGTGCTCCCGGTTCTCCGACACCCAGTCCGTTTCCTGCTCCGTCATCGTTTCGGGTGTCGCCACCACCTTTGTTCCTTGTGGCTTTGTCTGCTACTGGGATTGCCGCTAGTATGGTGTTTCCACCCTTGTAATCTCTGCTTGTGAGTGTTGGTGCTTTGTCGCCTACTCTTACTACGTCATCTGCGTGTGATGTATCAATGCTCAATGCAAAGCACCCCCTCTGCCTGTCGATAACGAGAGGAACGTTGCCCCCCCCCCTGTTCCCATATTGGAGGCTAGGG